TATTATTATAGAACAGACGATGCTCTTAAAAAACCAGTGACTAATAGTGACCACATTGTTGGTGGTGTATCACCTGCTAATTTATCTTTTGTAACTAATAGACAACATCTTGAAGAATCAAATGATAATAACTCTAAAATAAGGATTATTGAGCCAGCTAGTATGGCTAATTTTGTAAAATCATTTAAAGAATTAATTAACACATGAGCAATAATTATAATTCAATCGGTAAAGATAATGTATCGGTGTCTCCGAAAAGTTATAGTATTGACCAAGCAATTATTACAGCAAATAATGGTCATAAGGTTGAATTAAAAGAAGTTATTCATGATATAAAAATTCATGAAGGTTTACATCGTTCAGGTATAGTAGTAGAAATCTTTCTAGTAGATTCAACTAACCTTACAAATGAATTAAAATTATCTGGTAATGAAAAAATTAATTTAATAATTGGAAGAACAGAACCAAAACTTGGAGACCAAGGATTTGATTTAGAAATTTATATTGCTGATGTAGCAAATTTTTCTGAACCAACACCAGGTTCTAAGTCATATACTCTTATATGTGTTTCTAAACATATGTATTTAAATAGTAAAAAGCTTTTAAATACTGCGTTTCAAGGAACGCCTGGAGCTTTAGTATCTCAAATAGTAAAAACTAATTTAGATTCAAAATTACAAATAAGTAGTTCAACAAAAGGTATTATTAAAGGTATATATCCTAATTTACAGCCACTTGATGCTATTAGTTGGATTTTAAGAAATTCTTTTGATGATGGTACACAAATATATTTTTATGAATCAGCTAAATATGGATTAGTTTTATCTTCATACGCTTCAATACTTAATCAAAATAGTATCTATGGTCAATATAATAGAAATCCAGTACCACAAGAAACTATGTATAATAGTAAAGAAGAAAAAATGTTTGAAGAAGAAAGATTAAAAATACAAAAAATGACATCTTCATTAAATGTTTCTAAATTAGAAGCTTCTCAAAAAGGAAGTTTTGCAGCTGTTTTAAATAAATTAGATATATCAACTAAAACAAGAGATAAAATTCTTCATAAATATGATTCTCCTAGACATAGATTAAATAGTTTTCCACCAATTAATGATAAAATGACTATTGATGGTCAAAAAATTATTGATTTTAAAAATTTTAAACAACATTGGATAACATATAATGATAATGCATTTGATAGTTATAAAAATTATCATGACCCTACTAAAGATAAAGCATTATTAAGAAGTAGAATGAGTATTAATAATTTAGATACTACTATAGTAGACCTTAAATTAACTGGCGATTTTAACCTTGCGCCTGGTTTAATTATTAGTCTTGGAATATTAAAACAAGCTGATGTATCAGAAGAATTAGGAAATAAAGAAGGAGCAAGTGGAGAGATATTTGATAATTATGTAAGTGGAGCATATCTCGTATCAAGTCTTACTCATCATTTTAGTAAAGAAGGTTATAATATAAATGCTAAAGTTAAAAAAGATTCATTTATTGAAGAACAAATAAGAGGTAATAATGTTTGATAGAAAAGTAGACCAATTTAAAAATGGAGTCTTTACTTGGTTTATTGGTGAAGTAAAAGATATTAATGATAGTAAAAATTTAAATAGAGTAAGAGTAAATGCTTATGGTTATTATGACGGTGTAGAAAATGTTGCCGATTTACCTTGGGCAACTGTTATGATGCCAACTACATCTGCATCTATAAAAGGTAATGGTAGTAATCATCATTTAGAAGTTGGTTCCTGGGTTGTAGGATTCTTTGCAGATGGACCATCAGCTCAAGACCCTATAATTATGGGTTCAATCGCAACACAAACAGATGGAACTCAAGATATACCAAGTGATGCATCAGTAGATAATAAAGTATATGAATCAAAAGCGGGTCATAAAATAGAGTTAGATAATACGTCGGGCGCAGAAAAAATTAAAATAACACATGGTAAAACAAATTCACATATAGAATTTACTTCTACTGGTAAAATTAGAATTATATAATGACTACTCCAAGTATATCATTGCCACAAATAGAATGTCCTGATGTTCTATTACCGACTCCAGCAAATTTAAGAAACTTATTTAGTGGATTAGCTACACATGCTTATCGTTATGAGATTAATGAATTAAAAAAAACTCTTGAAGATATAAGAAAGTTAATAAGTTCTGTAGACCCTAAGTTTGAAAAGATAGAAATACCAGAATTAGAATGGGAAATTATGATAACTAAGTTATCAGCTGATTTTCCAATGTATGTACAAAAACAAATACTTGAATTAATAAATACTTTGTTTCCTATTGACTTTAACGTAACCATATTAGGTATACAAATTAATATAATTGATTTTTTAACTGACCCAAGTACAGTATTAGATAATTTAAAACTAGAAGAGATTGATAGTATATATGATTTAATTCCAAGTGAATATAAAATATGGGATAAGTTTGAAACCGCTGATTTTAAAAAAGAAACTGTATCAAATTATATACGTTCAGAAGTCGCAAAGAAAATGAATCTTTTATTGCATGGTGGGTTCACAGGTTTAATTGATTTATTTGATGAGATATGGGATGCATTAGGATTGCCTTCTCTTCCAGCTTTAAAAACATTAGATTTAGAAGCTTTAATAAGAGATAAAACAATAGAAGAATTAAAAGCTGTACAAATATTTGGATTTAGTTTATTAGATTTATTAGGTGGTGAGTTTGATGATAACGTAGAGATACCAGAGTTTCAAAAAGAAAGATTATTAAAAAGAGCAAGAGAGTTTAAAGAAGAATGGCAAACATATTTAATTAAAATATGGATGGAAAAGGTAGAAGACTTTTTTAGTGCAATAGGATTAGATTCAATAATGCAATGGATAACCTTTAGCTTTTGTGATTATTTAAAAGTAATAGGCTTTCCATCAATAATAGATTTACCAGAATCAGTACAAACATTAATTAATACATCAGCAAATGTGCTTCCTAATACAACAACTGGATTAGATGAAGATGGTATACCAATCCCAGCAGGTACATAAAGAAGCAATTAAAGAGTATAAATAGATATATGGCAGGATTATATACAGGCGACAAGCAAATATCAGGGGATTTAGAGCAAGCACGAGTTGTATCTAAAAAGAAACCTCATCGTGACTTAGATTTATCTTTAAAGATACATCCTATAAGAAAGGATATTATACCTTTAAAAGATGATGCTGCTATTAAAAATGCAATAAAAAATTTACTTATAACTAATTTTTATGAAAGACCATTTGCAGATGATTTAGGAGCTAATTTAAGAGGATTACTTTTTGAGCCTGCAGGGTTAATAACAAATATAGAATTAAGAAATAATATAAGAGATGTTATACAAAAGTATGAACCAAGAGTATCAGTAACAAGTATTGATATAACTGATAACGTACCTAGGAATGAATATCTTATAGAAGTTTTTTTTAATATAAAAGGAATCAACGTAGAACAAGTCGTTGAAATACCACTTAGAAGGTTAAGATAAAATGGCAACAAATTTAAACGTAACGGAACTAGATTTTGCAGATATAAAAAATAATCTCAAAAACTTTTTAAAACAACAAACAGAATTTAATGATTATGACTTTGATGGTTCAGGTCTTAATGTTTTATTAGATGTATTAGCTTATAATACTCATTACAATGCTTTAAACGCTCATTATTCATTAAATGAATCTTTTTTAGATTCAGCTCAAATAAGAGGTAATGTCGTAACAAGAGCTAAGTTATTAGGATATACACCTAGGTCTATTTTATCACCAAGAGCTAAAGTAGATATTGTTGTTACTAAACCAAATAGTGGAGTTATACCAACGGTATTAGAACTTACAAAAGGAACTAAATTAAATACTGTTGTAAGTGGTGAAGAGTTTCAGTATGTTGTATTAGAAAATCAACAAGCTACATTAAGTGGTTCAACTTGGACATTTAATGATGTTATAATTGTTGAAGGAACAACAAGAGAATTAAAATATAGAGTTGATAATGATATAGAGAATCAGAAATTTCAACTCTCAGACTATGACGCAGATACGAGTACGTTACGCGTACGTGTACAGGCAAACGAAGAATCAACAGCATTTGATGTATATACTAAATTTGAGTCATTAAAAGGTATAGATTCTACATCAAAAGTTTATTATTTACAAGAAAATCCAAGTGGTTATTATGAAGTATATTTTGGAGATGGCGTAACTGGATTTAAACCTACTAATAATAATATCGTTACAATCGATTATGTAATTACAAAAGGTAAAGAAAGTAATGGTGCAAATTCGTTTACTATGGTAGATGAAATTGGTGGATACGATAGTATTGTAGTGACATTAGATACTGCAGCTGCTGGTGGAGCCGATGAAGAAACAATGGAGTCAATAAGATTTAATGCTCCACTTACTTTTATATCACAAAACAGAGCTGTGACAGCCGATGATTACGCTGCTATTATTAAAAAGGAATTTAGTAATATAGATTCTATCTCAACATGGGGCGGTGAAGACAATGACCCACCTGATTATGGAAGAGTATATGTTTGTATTAAACCTTTATTAGCAAATACACTTACAACAGCTGAAAAAACAAATATTACAGGTTCAATATTAAAAGGTAAAAACGTTGTATCAATTACACCACAAATTGTTGACCCTAATTTTACTTATTTAGAATTAGATGTTGCATTTAAATATAATCCTAATTTAACAGATAGAAGTTCTGTAGAATTACAATCAGTTGTAAGAGATACAATCACAGATTATAACTTTAATAATTTAAATAAATTTGATGGTGTATTTAGACACTCACAATTAACAAGAAATATAGATAATTCTGACCCATCAATATTAAACACTACTGTAAGACCAAGGATGTTTCAATATATTACACCTTTAAATAATGCAGATAATAACTTTAGTTTAAGTTTTTCATCTCCTTTCTATCAGTCAGGTAATTCAACAGCATTTTTAATATCTTCTTCAGCATTTAAAATAAATAATGTTGACCATTTCTTTGGTGATGAACCAATTGCTGATTCTACAAAAAGAAATGTAATTGTTTATAAAGTAGTTAATCAAGTTAATACAACAGTAATTGCAGATGCTGGTGAAATAGATGTAGATAAAGGAACAATTATTTTAAATAAATTTAGACCAGATACAACAGCTCAAATTAAAATTACAGTACTTCCTAATTCATTAGACCTAGGACCAAAAAGAGACCAATTAATATCTATAGACAATAATTTTGTAGTAATTGCTCCTGAAATAGATACAATTGCAACTGCAGGTTCAGCTGGTTCTATTGATTATACAACAACATCAAGATTTAAATAATGGCATTTAAAAAGACATTAACTCCTGGAGCGATTGAACTCGAACAAGGAACGCTGAATCAAACAAAAGAAGATATTCGTCTAGACCAAATAATACCTTCTGAAATATTAGAAAATAAAGATAAGTTAGATAAATTTTTAAAAGCTTATTATACATTCATGAATATGGATGAATTTATTTATCAAGAAACTAAAGTATTTAGTGATGTTGTATTAAATGGTTTAGCTCAATTTAGAATTGCAGACCCTAACAACGAAAATAATAAATTTTTTACTGATGAAACTGGCGCATCTTCTACTCTTGTTTTAACCGCACCAAATGGTTCAACACAAAATATAGCTTTAACAGATATCAATGTAGCAATAACAAATGGTAATGAATTGCCAGGTACACTCGTTACATCAACATCTGAAATAGGTAAAACATTTACTGTTAACGGATTAGCAGCTTATAATAATTATACAGCTCAATTGACAACAATTCAAAAAAATTGGGTGGGTCCAGGTCCTTCATATGTAATGAATACAATTGAAACTGCAATGGATATTGATACTAATAGCGAGGGCTATTTAGAATTAATGCAAAAAGAAATTGCTGCTACAATTCCAAGAGGAGTCACAGTAGACAAAAGAACTCTTTATAAACAAATTATAGATTTTTATAGATTAAGAGGTTCATCAGATTCTATTGAGATATTCTTTAAAATATTATTTAATGATATTGCAGAAGTAACATTTCCTTATGATAAAGTATTAGTACCTTCAAGTGGTAATTGGGATGTTAACGCTTCTCTTCCTAAAGGTGGTCAATATTTAGATAATAAAGGATTTTTATCTGATAGTATTGTAGTACAAGATAGTAAAAAATATCAAAAGTTTTCTTATTTAATTAAGACTGGTAAAAATTTAAGTGATTGGGAATTATCATATGATAGACTTGTTCACCCTGCAGGATTTATTTACTTTGCTGAAATATTAATATTCTTACAATTAACAAAAGCTGTATTAGGAGAAGATGTTTTTAATGCTAATGGTTATGTAGACCTAGCTCCAAACGGAGAACCAAGTGGTAGAAGCAGAACAGATGATTTAGGATTAGCTATAAGAAAAGTTTTATCAGCAATACCAGAAAGACAACCAGGTATTATTGGACCAGAAGATGTTCCATTACTTGTCGAAATGTTTGTTTCAACTTTCTTACCTAATATCACAGCAAAGGTACATAAAACTGGTACTGTTTCAGTTGATTTAAAAAGTGGTATAATAAATGGAACAACAATAACCTCAGGAGGAAGTGGTTATACTGCAGTTCCTGTTATAACATCTACAGATACTGGAACTCCATCAGGGTTTACAACAGCAGCATTAACAGCTGTTCTTACAAATGGCTCAGTATCTTCAATTACAATAGGTAATGGAGGTAAAGATTATAACACTCCAAGTTTATCAATTGCTGCTCCAACAGCTCAAACATTTGATGGTTCGAGTAGTTCAATCGTAAGTGTTTCAAATAATAATATAACATTAACAGCATCTCAAAAGAATTCATGGGTAGCCAATGATAGTATTACTTATAATAGTGGTGGAGGAACTGCAATAGGTGGATTAGTTTCTGGTACAACTTATTTTGTTAAAACAATAACAGGTAATGCTATTTCTTTATCAGCAACTGCAGGTGGAGCAGAACTTAATATATCAGGTGTAGGTTCCGGAACATCACATACTTTAACTGGTGCAACAGCAACAGCAACAGCCACTACTTTAGACGGAGCTTTGGAAGCACTTACAATAGGAGAGCCAGGATTTGGTTATACTGGTTCGTCACTGTCAATCACTTTTAATGGTATATCCCTCCCAGGACTTACTGGTGTGAACCCGTCTGTGACGGTAGGTTTAGACTCATTAGGAAGATTAGATAAAGATGATATTACTATAAATTCAGAAGGCAGAAATTGGCAAAATTTAGTAGGAACAGTTCCAGCAAATCCAAATGCAACGAGTATAGCATCAATTGATGTTGTAGGATTGGCAGATAAAAACTTTTTAGTTGCTCCTACAATAACATTCCCTATACCTCAATCAAAAGATGCGACAGGAGCTTTCTTATCTTCAAACGTTACAGCAACAGCGATATTTACTATTGCATCAGCTGATATATTATATACTTCATCTGAACAAACAGCAGATGAAGCATTAGCTGAAGGATTAAGAGTAGGAGCAATTGAAGGCAAGGTTAAAATATTTAAAGGAGAAATAACCGGTACAACAATAACAAATGCAGGAAGTGGATATATTAATGACCCTGTTCTTAAAATTGGAAGTCAGGCAAATAACGAAGTAAGAGTAGCTGACCAACAAGAAATAATAGAAGTTAACTGTAATCATAATCATGTTGATACATTAATTACTGAAGTTAAAACAAATCCAGTACAAGCAACTGGTTCTATAATGACTTCAACAGGAACAGCAGTTAAATTTTTACCAGAATCCAGAGTTAAAATTGTAAACTCAAATTTTAGAACTGTTATAAATAATAATTACAAACAAAGGAAAGGCACAGAGAATTTCTTCACATCTCCGAGGCTTTATAATACTAACCAAACAATTGAGTTTTTAGGTAGTAAAACGTTACAAACTATCAACTCAAGTGATATAAATAATAATAACACAAGTACATTTGTACATATTGAATAAATCAGGACAGAAGAATGGCAGCAATCATCACATCAAATTTTAGAACTTTAAATGGTAGACATTTTAAAGAGCAAATAGAAGGCTCAAGTGTTTATGTAGGAATAGGCAAATCAGATGTCTGGTCTTTAACTACATCAGATACTACAGATACAACACCTTTTATTCCAGCAGATAACTTAGACCAAATAGGAGAAGCAAGAGCAAACCTTATAGGCTTAAAGAAAATTGTACCTGCTGATATTGCTCATGTTGTACCAAGACATACTTGGACTTCAGGAAATTCATACTATGCATGGGATTCAGACGATGCAAGTATATTCGATAAAGCATTTTATATTGTTACGTCAGAATTTAAAGTTTATAAATGTATAAAAGCTGGTGGAGGTGCTTCAAGCATTCAACCAACTCAAACATTAACAGCCCCAACAGCTGAATCAGATGGATATACATGGAAATATATGTATACAATATCTGTTGCTGACGCTGAAAAATTCTTAACAAATAGTTATATGCCAGTTAAAACCGTTCCACTTAGTGCAAGTGCAACAGTAGCTGCAACTTCAGCAACAGCAAGTATAACCTTAACAGAAACTGTTCCTGGTATTACTGTAGGAATGACAGTGACTGGAACTAATATTGGTTCATCTAAAACTGTTTCAGCTATTAACGGTTCAGTATTAACATTAAGTGGAGCTCCATCAGGAAGTGTGGCTGCATCTACTATATTAACTTTTGCCTTTGCAGCAGATGCCGACGCAGAAGCTGTTTTATCAGAAGCAGATTACGCTCAATACTTAAACCAAAAAGCTTCTAGAGATTCTTCAACAGCTGCAGGTATTGAAAGAATTGAAGTCACTGCTGGTGGAACAGGTTATACAAGTAATACTAACGTAGCTGCAACTATAACTGGAGACGGAACTGGAGCAACAGTCACAACAACAAGTGGTATTACAGTATCAAGTGGTGCAGTGACCGGTGTTACAATTGCAAACAAAGGTACTAATTACAGAGTAGCAGATATCGTAATTTCAGGTGGAGCTGGTTCAGATGCAACAGCAAGAGCAGTAATTGCTCCTAAAGCAGGACATGGAATTGACCCAGTATCAGAACTTGGTGGATTCTTTATAGCTCTTAACACAAAATTAGACGGAAACGACGGTGGTGATTTAACAGTAGGTAACGATTTCAGACAAATTACATTAATTAATGAACCAAGAGATTATAGCTCGAATGGTCCATTAGCAGGTTTAATTGCAACAGCAGATACTTTAAAAGCAACTTCATATTTAGACTTTAATAGTTCTGCAACAGTAGCAAATTATACAGTTGATGAATTAATTGTAGGACAAACGTCTGGTGCACAAGCATATATCGTTGAAAAAGATACATCAAATGGTTATTTAAGATACCATCAAAATTCAAAAACAGGTTATAAAGCTTTTGCAAATGGAGAAGTCGTAACTGGTCAATCATCAGCCCAGGCAGATACATTAGAATCATCCAATGCAGTTGGTAACCCTGAAGTTGATAGAGCAAGTGGAGAAATATTATTTTTAGAAAATAGAAATCCAATTAGTAGAACCACAACACAGATTGAAGATATTAAAGTAATAATTGAATTCTAATATAATTAGAAAGAGAAGAAATTTATGGCAACAACAGTAGTAAAAAAATATAGCGTATCACCATATTACGATGATTTTGATGAAACAAAAAATTATCATAGAGTCTTATTTAGACCAGGATATGCAGTTCAAGCAAGAGAGCTTACACAATTACAAACAGCGTTACAAGCTCAAATAGACCGTTATGGACAATACGCCTTTAAAGATGGTTCAAGAGTTGTAAATGGTAAAGTCACATTAAATGTAGAATATGATTTTGTAAAAATAGAATCATCATTTACTCATTCAACAGCTGGTGCATTAAATGCAGATAACTATTTATCTGAATTTGTAGGTACAACAATTACTGGTGCAACAACTGGTGTAACTGCAAAAGTATTACAAGTTGCTGCTGTTTCTGGTGGAGATGCTGCAACTTTATATGTTACATATACTAATTCAGGTTCAAATAATACTACATCAACATTTGCTGCAGGAGAAGAATTAACTTCAAATGGAAGTCCTGTAAGATATGGAATGGTTGGTGGTGGAACTAATATAGATGGTTCTAATACAGCTTCATCTATTTCAACTCCAACAGGATATGGTTCAGCTATTAATATTGAAGAGGGTGTTTACTTTATATCAGGAACTTTTGCTTATGTTCCAGCCGGTTCTTTAATATTAGACAAATATACAAATACACCAAATTATATTGTAGGTTTAAAAGTCACAGAATCTATAGTCGATTCAGGAACAGATACTACATTATTAGATAATGCACAAGGTGTTCCAAACACAGCGGCACCAGGTGCAAATAGATATAAAATATCTACACAACTTATAAAAGAACCATTAGCATTAGCATCAAGAACAGAAAATGATTATATTACATTAGTTGTAATAGAAGATGGTAAAGCTGCAGTAGATAAAACAGATAAAACTGGTGGTACAGAATTAACAGAAAGATTAGCAAGAAGAACATTTGAAGAATCTGGCGATTACGTCGTTGAACCATTTCAAATTAATCCTAGAGAATATTTAAACACTGGTAGTAATTTTGGTTTTAAAACAACTGCAGAAATTATTGCTGATGGAGATGCTGGTAACACAAGTGCAGCCACAACATACGGCGATAATCGATTATCAATTGGTATAGACCCATCAGTTGCTTATGTTAAAGGATTTAGAGTTCAAAATAATACAACAAAAAATCTAATTATAGAAAAACCAAGAGGAGCTGATGCTACAAATAATGTCAATGTTGCAACAACAAGTATACCAGTAGGAAACTATGTTAAGTTAACAGCTTCAACAGTAAAAGGAATGCCTGATGTAAATGAATTTGCTACAATAGATTTACATAGCGCTACTGGTCAAGGTGGAAGTGTTATTGGTACAGCTAGAGCTCGGTCTTTAGAATATATAGGAACTGAGTTAAGACTTTACTTATTTGATATATCAATGACTGGTTCTAATTCATTTAGTTCAGTACAAAGTGTAAACCAAACAGGAACAACACAAAACTTTATTGGAGATTTAGCTTCAGTAGGTAATTTATTTGATGTTGGTAATAATGGATTAGTATTTAAACTTCCATATTCAGCTGTTAAAACACTATATACCGCAGCTAACCCATCAATTGTAGATACAGTTTATGTTGTAAAACAATTATTTGAAACTTCAGGCGCAACAATAAGTATTGCTTCTGGTCAAGGCACATTTATTAATACAAGTTCAATCACTGCTTCTTTAGGAACTGGTGTCGTTGACGTAACACCACAAATTACATCAGGAGCAGATGGCTCAACATCATTAACATTTGGAAATATTAGTGGAGTAACTGCTGGTTCAACAACATTAAAGGTTATGGCAGATGTCCAGAAAAACCTTTTACATAAAACAAAAACAAGAAATGACAGTTCAACTGCAACTGGTGCATTATCAAGTGGTTCGCTAAGTTTAGGTAAAGCAGATATTATTCAAATTAGAACTGTAGTAGATGCTCAATCAACTGATATTACTGAAAGATTTACATTAGATAATGGTCAAAGAGATAATTATTACGACATTGGTAAAGTAAATCTTAAACCAGGATTTCCAACACCATCAGGTAATATTACAGTTACTTTTGATTATTATTCACATGGTTCAGGAGACTATTTCACAGTTGATTCATATCCAACTGCAGATTATAATACTATTCCAACATTTAGTAGCCAACAAGGTTTAGTTCAATTAAGAGATTGTATTGACTTTAGACCAAGAAAAGCTGATGGTGCTAACAACTTTACAGGCTCAGGTGGTTCACATCCACAGCCACCAAAACCAGGTCATGCTTCACTTGCTGAAGTCACTCACTATATGCCAAGAATCGATAAGATTTATATCACACGTAAAGGCGAATTTAAAACAGAAGTTGGTGTTCCAAGTTTAACACCTAAGGCTCCAGAAACTCCAGAAGATGCAATGGGTATATACAATTTAAAATTAAATCCTTATGTATATAGTCTAAGTGATGTAAAACCAGAAATCATTGATAACAGAAGATATACAATGAAAGATATTGGTTCATTAGACAAAAGAATTAAAAACCTAGAATATTATACATCACTATCTTTATTAGAACAAAGTGCTGCTGACGTAGAACTTTTTGATGGTAATAATTCTAGATTAAAAAATGGATTTATTGTAGATGGATTTAGAGGACATAACGTTGCTGATACATCAAATCCAGATTATGCTGCAGCTATTGATAAAAATGCTGGTATATTAAGACCTAAATTTGATGAAAGAAATGTAAACTTAGTAAGAAAATCTTCTGATAGTGGAACAGCAGTAAAAAATGGTTCAATCGTAACCATGCCTCACACAGAAACAAATTATATTAATCAACCATATTCATCATTTGCTTCGAATGTAAATCCATATAACGTATTTAGTTGGGCAGGTTTATGTGAGCTTTCACCAGAAGGTGATGAGTGGAAAGAAACAGATGTAAGACCAACTGTTATCATTGATGATTCATCAGCTTATGACCAGTTTGCTCAAATGGCAGAAGAAACTGGTATATTAGGAACAGTATGGAACGAATGGGAAACAAATTGGACAGGTATAGAAGTTGATGTAGACACACAAAGAACTGGTAATAGAGTTAATTTTAGAGGTTTACCTTTTGAAGATGGATTCTTTGGAATAGGCACGGGTAGATTAGGCGATAGCCAAACAACAATTACCGCTACTACAACTACACAAAATCAATCAAGAGCTGGTCTAAGAACTGATTTGGCTTTTGATACAGTACAAAGAACAGATGGAACAAGAGTTGTTGAAGTTAACTTTGTACCATTTATACGTTCTAGAAAAATATATTTTAAAGCGCAATTATTAAAACCAAGTACAAAAGTATACGCTTTCTTTGATGGCGTTAACGTTACAAATTATTGTGCAGAAGAAAGCTTTGCTGAATTTTCTGATAGGTCACAAGTAAGTAGTTATGAAAATGTAACTGTGCATCCATCTAATTCAGATTTAATTACAGATGCTTCAGGCATAGTAACAGGTTCGTTTATTATACCAAGAAATGCCGCTCTTAAGTTCCAAACTGGTGTAAGAGAATTTAGACTTACAGACAGTTCTACAAACAATAAAGATAGCGAAACCACCTATGCCGAAGCTCAGTATCATGCACAAGGTTTAATTGAATCAGTGGAAAGTAGAGTTGTATCTACAAAAGTTCCAAGATTAGTACAATCAGAATTAAATCAAGATAGAACTCTTGTCGATACTCAAGTAAGTGAAACAACAGAATGGGTAGACCCATTAGCAGAAACTATATTAATTGATAAAGCTGGTGGAATCTTTGCTAAATCAGTTGACTTATTCTTTAAGACAAAAGATGCAGCTGTACCAGTAAGAGTTACAATAAGAACAACTCAAAATGGTACACCTACTCAAAGAATAGTACCAGGTGCAGATAAAATTTTATATCCATCATCAGTTAATGTATCAGCAAATGCATCAACAGCAACTAACTTTGCTTTTGATTATCCAGTTTATCTTGCACAAGATACTGAATATGCAATTGTTATAACATCACAATCAGATGGTTATGAAGTATATGTTGCTGAAATGGGTGGATTTGATTTAACAAATTCATCTGAAAGAATTACAAAACAACCATATAATGGTGTATTCTTTAGTTCACAAAATGCTTCAACATGGACACCAGAACAAAGTAAAGATTTAAAATTTAAACTAAATAGAGCTTCATTTACTGGGTCATCAGCAGAAATTACTTTAGTTAATGATGTATTACCTGTACGTAAACTTGTAGGTAATCCACTAGCTACAACAAGTGGTTCTAAAGTTATTACAGTTACACATAAAAATCATGGTATGCATGATTCAGCATCTCAAGTTACAATTGCTGGTGCAGCAACAACAAATGGTATTACAGGTAGTGATATTGATGGTACTTATACAATAAGTAATATTGAACATGATTCATATCAATTTACAGCGTCTGGAAGTAATAATGCAACAGCAACTGGAGCTGGTGGTGGTTCATCAGTTACTGCTACAGAAAACAGACATATTGATGTAATGCATCCGGTATTACAAAATTTACAAGTACCTGGAACCTCTTTAAGATTCTTTGCTACTATATATAGCTCACAAAGTATTGATGGCTCAGAAGCAGCGCATCAACCTTCAGCTGAATTTGAAATATTACCAAATAAAAACTTTACATTTATTGCACCAAAAATGGTAGGTTCAGCAATACAAGAATCTCAAAATATGAGTAGTAATAAATCATTATCAATTAGATGTGTATTAAGTACAACTGATGAAGCTTTATCTCCAGTAATAGATATGAACAGAGCATCAGTACATACAATACAAAATATTGTTAGTTCAAATAGTGGTTCAGAAGCAGTTACGTCTGGTGGTGCTGAACTTACTAGATATATTACAAAGAAAGTAGAATTAAACGAAGAAGCCGATACAGCAACTGTATTTATGAATGTAAATAGACCCGGTTCATCTAATGTAGACCTTTATTATAGATTCTTAGAAGGTGGTTCATCTGCAGATATTAGTGATGTTGCTTTTCTTGCTGCAACACCAGTTGAATCAATACCAGTTAATGAAAATTCATATTCAGAAGTAAGATATGATATTGATGAAACAGTATTAAGCAATGCGAGCTTTGGTACAATACAGTTTAAAATAGTATTACGTTCAACTGTATCTTCAACTCCGCCTAAAGTAAAAGACTTTAGAGCAATTTGCGCAACGTAGGATAGATTATGCCAAGAAAGAAAAAAGTAGAAAATTTACCAGGATTTGAAAAAGATACTATTACTCATGCTGTTATAAATACTAATAGTACAGCATTTGCAAATAGGCGTGACCAAAAAGCAAAGCTACAACAAAAAGAATCTGAATTTAATCAAATGAAATCAGATATAGAAGAACTTAAAAAGATTATAAAAAAATTAGGTAGTAAATAATGGCAATTAGAGACGAAGTAAGAACACTAAAATCAAATACTCTAGAAGAGTTTAGACAAAAAAGTAATGAACTTTCTATTAGAAATGTTGGTGATGATAACCTTATACACACTAATATTGGAGATAAAAAAGAATCATTTACTGCTACGTCTGGTCAAAAGCTTTTTGAACTAAGTGGCCGTTTTGAAGTATTACCTGAACAAACAATCGATAAAACAACTGGAGTTGCAGAGTCATATAGAGTTGGAGCTGTAAGAGTAACAAAACAAGGTGTATCATTAACTCAAGGATTAGCAACTGCAGATTTTAAAGTTCCTAATTATAGTTTAAAAGTAACGTTAACAGGTTCGCCTACTATACCATCTGAATTTGTAGAAAACGCAGTATTAACGCAATCAAATGGATTTAGTGGAACATTATTATCTGCTGATGATACAACTTTAAGATTTAAATCATTCGCGGGTACATTTTCAACTTCTGCTAATGTAGGTATTCCACACACTGATGCAAATAAAAGAGTGGCGGCTGCTAATATTTCAGCAAAAACAGATATTGATGCTGGTCATGGTATATTAATAGAGTTAATAACTGGCGCTAGTACGAGTGATGTTGTTATAGTTGATTCAACAAGTTTAGTAGATGCAGTTAATGAATTACAAGATGATGTTGGAATCGTAGAAAATTTATCTACTGGAGCTAAAGTATTAACTCTTGCTGTTAATGAACATGAAACAGATTTATATGGAACAGGTAATGTTGTCTTTAGTGGATTATCATCTACTGGATTTCAAGATGCTATTGAAGAATTAAGAACAGAACTTGGTGCTCATACTTCATTAGGTACAGACGTTACATCAAATGTTGTTGGAGCTTTAAATGAAATAGAAACAGCTGTAAGAGGTACAACTAGTAACTATACATTAAATACAACTGCAAACGATTTAGTTGGTTCAATTAATGAACACGAAGTTGATATTGGTGATATGTCGCTTACAACAACAGCTACAGATTTAACAGATGCGATTAATGAATTAGACGCATTGCAAGGTAATAATTCTCTTACAACAACAGGTACTACACTTACTTCAGCTGTTAATGAATTAGATGCTGAATTAGGTACAATTACTGCAGGTGCAATGGGAACATCAGCTTCAACAGTAAGTGGTGCAATTGCAGAACATGAAACACAAATA